GGGCGCCTTTGCGGCGGCTTCCAGCTTGCCTGTGGGGATCGGCTTGCCGGCCTTCGCCCCGAGTTGCTTACGGAGGGCGCCGGGCTTTTTGATGGCTTCGGCGATGAAGTTTTTCTTGCCACGCATGTTAGCAGTTCCACGCCCTGAGGGATTTGTTGATCCGGCTGTCCGGGTCGCTTGCCGTTTTAGCAGAAGTCAGCTTCTTTTTCATGCCTTTCATGCGGGCACAAAAGCTGTCACGGCGAGACCCGCCTTCCGGCTGCGGGCGCTTCAGATTGCTCCCAGTGGCAGAATTATAAGCCTTCCGACCAGCCTCACTGAGACCGCCCTTCGGGTTCTTGTGCTTAGCCTTGAACTGGAAATCTTTTTTCGCACGCATCCCGATCTCCATATAACTGGGGCGACCCGGAGGCCGCCCCAATCATCAGGCCTGAGTAACGCCGTACAGACCAGTCTGGGTGTCGTCGTCCAAGACGAAGACCCACGCGGTCAGGCGCTTCGTACCATCGGCAGCGTCCGGAACCGCATAGGTGCCGCGAACGTCGCCAGTCGTGGTCGTGGCCGGGCTGGTCGCCACAGCCGCCACGAACGTGCCGGTCGTCACGAAGGCGCCATTCCACGCAGTCAGCACGTAGTTACGGCTGTTTGCACGGATCGGAAGACCGAAGACGTCACCAGTGCCAACGAAGAAGTCGGTGGCAGCAGCCGAAGCCGCGATGCTCGTAATCGTCTTGAAAGCCTTCGCGCCGGCAACGGCAGTCGTGCCGTTCAGGGTGATCGCTTCCGACATCGGGATGCCGTAGACGTCAGTGCCCGTGATGGTCAGAACAGCCGTAGCAGCACCAGCAGCGTCAATGATGACGTTGCGAGGAACGTCAAGAACGACAGTGCCGCCCGAAGCCAGAGCGCCGTTCAGCAGCGCGTTACCGGCAGCAGCCAGCGTCTGCTGAGCGCAGATACCGTCAGCGTCCAAAGCAACCGGAACCACGTTATACACGTTGATCGGCGACAGGAAGACGCCGGGTTCACTAGCGGTACCGTTGTTGGCAAAGTTCCTGCCTGCCCGAACGCCGTCAGAGAAATGAGTCATGATGTTTCTCCATAGCTAAGGGTGGGGCCGAAGCCCCACCCCCGGGATTTAGGAAGCGCCCTGCGAGCCCCAGCCTGCGCGGAAGTTCGAGCAGCCGAACGAGTAACGCTCAATGGCCTTCGCCTTGAGGTTGTCGGTGTCGAAGTCCGTGTAGACGTCGGTTTCGAGGGTTTCACGCTCGTAGTACTTGAAGCCGTTCGGAGCGTCGGTCAGCAGGAACCAGCCGTTCGTGTCGGTCAGGAACATGTTAACGCGATGACCCTGCGGAACCGCAGAGTTGTTATAGATCGCGTTAATGTCGTTGTTCGCGGTGTCGACGCGGAACTGCGACTGCAGAAGGCGGGTGGCCGTCCACTGCAGTTCAGCCGGAACGATCAGCTTCGTTGGCTTGGTCATGATGCGGAGGCCCGCAGCATCACGGAAGCGCTGAACGCCAACGATGGCGTCCTGAAGCGAGGTTTCGTTCAGGTCAGCTTGGACCGTAAAGGTGTTGGCAACAACACCGTTATCAATCGGGTGCGACGTCGAGAACAGAGGCTGGCCATCCCCAATGGGGAAGTTGGCCGAGAAGCCGTTGTTCAGGACCGACGCGCCAAGGACTTCCTTGGTCTGTTCCATCGACTGACGAAGAGCCTTCGCCTGCAGCGGGAACGACGACTGGTACAGGTTGTCCTTGATCGCCTGACGGGTGATGATGAAGCCGATGCTGGTGTAGCGGTTCACGTAGTTCGTGACGAACCGCTGACCCATTTCACCGTAGGCGGTGGAAGCGCCTTCAGCCTTGATCTGAGCCAGACCAAGCAGCTTGACTTCGACTTCGATTTCAACGGCCTTATCGGACGTGTGCTTCTCGAAGATCTCCGACCACTGACCCGGATACATCGGATAGTCGCCGAAAACGGCGGCCAGACCGGGCCGGAGCAGGTCGCGGATTGCGGTGGTGTTAATAGCCATTTTTCAAATCTCCCTGCTGACCCGATTAGATACCGGTCACACCAGCCCGATAGGACTGATTGTTCATGATAACGAGCCAGTTTGCGAAGGCGCCGACGGCGTTACCCGGAGTCGGGTCCAGCTGCAGGATCTTCAGGTTCAGCGTCGAGGTGGCAGCTTCGGTCGCGTTATCGAGCGACACAGCTGAGGTACCCGTTGCAGTAGAACCGGCGGTGTACAGGAAGTTCGCGTTCAGGCCGCGATCAGCAAGAGCCAGCGGGGTGCCCGCAGTGCCAGTGCCGCTCGTTTCCTGAATGGTGAACACGGTGTTCGGATCGTCGATCACGAGAGCCTCGACGGTCGAGCCAGTCTGAACGCCGGGGTTGCCGGGCCAGAAGTTCTCGAAACGAACGCGACCGGTGCTGTCAATGAACTTGACGCCCCAGAAAACGCCAGTGATAGTCGAGCCAGCGACGCCAACGCCGAGCGTGCCGTCAGCGAGGACCCCAACGGGATCGCCACGGAAGATCGCCGTCGCATAGGCGTTAGCAATTTGATAAGGGTTGGTCGCGCCAGTCCAAGCAGAGCCATCCAGCTTCTTGACGGGGACGAGCCCCTGAGGCGCATTGGTACCGTAAGCCATACGGATTCTCCATGCTGAAGTTGAGGGTTATCGGCTGTTACCCGCCTGAGGTGTCGCGATACGTAACGCGGCATCGGTTCTTGCTACGATACGTGACGTAGCCTCGTGGCGAGCCGGCCATGCTCAGGGGCCACGGTACGTGACGTGGCGTCGATGTGGGCGTAAGCTACGCTCAGCGTGAACGCTTGTCAACCATAGCAATTGATTGTAAATCAAAAGCCGCCGAGGAGTGGAGTCCCCGGCGGCAACCACAACGGAAGGGTGTTTCCGATGCAGCACATACGCTACGATATATCCATTGAAGACCTGCGCCAACTGCTTTCTTACGACCCTGAAACCGGGGTTTTAACGTGGCGCCGCAGACCGCGCAAATTCTGCAAAAGTGACGACGACCAAAAAAGGTGGAACAACCGCTGCGCTGGAAAGCAGGTTGGGCCTGCCAAATCAAATTGGTACATCAGATTTAAAATTTTTGACGTTTTATACCGAGCGCACAGAGTGTGCTGGGCGTTGCATCACGGGGAGTGGCCGCCACAACACTTACATATCGATCACATTAATGAAGTTAAAAACGACAACAGGATAGCAAATCTACAGCTTGTTACTAACGCTGAGAATGTGTCCTTAAGATTTACCCGGAACATCAAAAAAGGCCCCCGCCCAGTTTCCCGAGCGGGGGCAAGTTGCCACAGCGATAGTAGAACACACTGTGGACCGGAGGTTAGTCCTTGAATGAGGTGACGCGCTCAAACGCCACTCCGCTATCCTTGTCCTCGAAGCGCGGCAGGTTCGGGTCGTTCTGACCGGTCCATGCCACATCCTGCAGGGTTTCGACGTTTTCCAGATCACGTTCGCGATTGCGCTCTTCCACGTCACGGGTGAGGCATTCGCAGAGCATCAGACCACCGCGACGGATGACCATGACTTCCATGCCTTCATAGCCCGGAAGCGGAGGTGGCACCATCTCGGGGTGACGGCTGGCCGGAACCGGCTGCCAACCACGGATCATGCGGTCGGTCATGTTGTCCGGATCGGGCTCGTTCAGAGTCGATTCTCGAACCCATGCGTAGGTCATGTTCGCAGGGATCTTATCCTTCGGAACATAGAGCTTGGAGTTGAAGTGCGTTTCGGGGCGCTTGCGCAGCCCTGCTTCGCGGGATTCGGTAGCACGCGTCGTGCTGATGCGAGAAGAACGGGCCATTGTTATGCTCCCTTACCTTGTTTCATCATGTGAATTGCGTAGTATTTTTCAGCTTCGAGATCGCTCATGCGACCGCCGCCCTGCTTTCGGAAGGCGCCTGACTGAGCCATCTGGTGCGCCATGCGACGCTGGTCAGCGGTCAATCGGACGGTCTTCGAGCTCTTCGCAGGCTGACCCGGAGCGGTGCGCTGGACGGGTGCAACATTCGAATCACGGCTCATCGGAGGTGCCTTCTTGTTTGGGGCTGATTGCGCTGAGAACGCATCGGGGAATTCCCGGCGCATATGGCGGTCGATTTCCGTGAAGTAGTCGACGCTACCGATCTCATCGTCACGACCCTCTGAGCGGAAGCGACGCTCAACGCGGCGTGCGTAGAGAGTGGCCTCTTCGTGCATCTCAGGATCGAAGTCCTCAGACTTGGGCTGGAACCATGAGTTCTTCTGAATCCAGTTCGCCGTCCGGGGCTCAAGCGATACCTGCTGACGCTGGGCATCCGCCGGGGCCGCTTGCTCAACAGGAGCGGTGCGAGCCGCCTTGTTCTGCTGCTCACGTTCCCAGTTCGTGACCGCTTCAAGATCATTCATCGTCTTGTTGAACTGATACTGAAGATCGTCGATCCGCTCGTTGTCCATCATGGAGCGGGCTTCGGCGAGCTTCTGCTTCAGGTCCATCGCGGTGGCGCTCAGGTTGCTCCTGTAATGCGTCATCATCGCCTGCTCAGACTGCTCACGCAGCTGGGCTTCCTTTACCAGACGCGCTTCCAGATCCTGAGCGCGCCGCTCTGCATCAGCCGCCTTACGGGCAAGCTCAGAGATGCGCTTCTCAGGCGACCGGCGCCGCTTCGGAGCCTCTT